AGTCCATGTAGTTTTGATTTAATTCTGAACCTAGAGGACCTAATATTTCCTCTGGTAATAACTCAGCTAAATTGTCAAAGTGGTTTTCACTTTGTGCTTGGTTAAATGCTCCAGGTTCAAAATCAATTTCTACACCGCCATCTTCAGTGGGAGTAATTTCTGTGTCACCAGCATCTGGTGCTGATTCTATAATTTCTTCTTGGACCTCGACTTGTTCCTCGGGCCCTGCTATTTCAACCTTTTTTCTTATTTCGGTTAATGCTTTGTCTATGTCTGCCATTTATATTCTCCAATTTATCTTGTATAGTTGGTTTTGTTTGATTAATCAAGGGCTCAGGTCCTCGGACCGGAGGTATTTGATCCCATTTTACATTAGGCATGTTCTTAGTTAAGGTAGGATTTTTATACCTACTAGGGTGTTTAAATACGAAAGTCATTACCAATAAAATTTCTTTTTTCTTTTGGGTTTTTCTTCTTCTTTGTAATCTTCAGGGTGATCTATAAATCCGCCTTGTCTGTATCTTAACAGAGCCTGTGTTGTACTGTCAACTAAATCGTCATGATCGCCATAAGGAAACGCTGCACACTCTTCTACAAGTTCTTGTGCAAACTCTTGATCGAGAGGCGCCCAAATTTGTCCGGCTTCAAACAATGGAGATACTGCATTAACTCTTGCAACTTTATCTTGACCTTTACTCGGTGTAAAATTCATTGCAGGAATTCCCATCTGTCTAAGCTCATACATCAAAGGTAGTCCTGATGCTTTCGCTTCAATGATGACTGTTTCAGGATTCCAATATTTATATTGCTCTAAGGCAACACGACGAAGTTCTGGAAACTCTAAACGCTCCTTATAAGAATCTAATAATATTAATTGACGAGGCGAGTCTTCATTAGGACGAAAAACTCCCCAGGTAGTAATTGCACTGTAGTCAGCAGTTTCTTTTTTAAGGTACGCTGTATCATAACTTTGAATTGTATGTTCAATGTGAGGCATATGTTTAGACTCCCAATTTTTCCACCACTCCCTTTTAATGAGAGCTCCTTCTTCCGAAGTTGGGTTCTGCATATATTGCGCGTTCCACTTTGCAACACCAGCGGATGCCTTAACAGATTCGAGGTCCTCGAGCTTCCAATATTCAGGCCAGACCGGATCTCCACTTGGAAGGATTGCAGGGAACTCTACGACTTCCCATTGATCCGCGTTCTCGTTTTTTTGTGCATTCAATAATCTTTGTGTTAAATCTTTTGTAGACCATCTTGTCATAACCACAACAATACGACCTCCTGGTTGAAGACGTTGACGTGGACCAGATGTATACCACTCCCATGCATTATCAAATGCCGAAGGTGAGTTTACATCTTGCTCTGAATGTGGATCATCAATGATGAGTAGATCAGCACCTCTACCGGTTACCGCACCTTGGACACCAACTGCAAAGTATTCACCACCATCCGATGTGTTCCAACGTCCTGCAGCTTTACTATCTTCTTGGAGTCTTGTATTAAAAATTTGTTGATACTCTTCTGAGTCAATTAAATGTTTTGCTTTACGACCAAAGTTTACTGCAAGCTCCGCTGTGTGAGTTGCTTGAATAATTTTTAATTTAGGATTCTGCCCGATCATAAAAGCAGGGAGAAAGAACGACGCAAATTCAGATTTAGTATGCCTAGGTGGCATGTTTATAATTAGACGGGTCAATTCTCCAGTTGCCAATCTATTAAATTTGTCTGCTATGGTTTGATGATGGGACCCCTCTATAAAATCTGGCCACATCTTTTTTACAAAAGATAAGAAATTAGTTTTAACTTGCTTAAGTTCTTTTCTTTGATGTCGTTGTATAATCTGTATCTTGAGCTTTCTTCGCTCAATGGGATCTTCTATTTTATTAATATCTTCAACGGTTAGCATACATTTAAATATGGGTGGTAAAGTATTATACATGATTAACAATGCAAATCAAACTATATAGGGTAGGTCTGGGACCCCTATAATTTTAAGGGGTATTTGCGTAAACATAAAAAGTTCGAATTCCGATATAGTTCCTTTAGGGTCCCCTCTTAGGGTGGGTCCCGCCCACATGCTCTTCTCTATATCTTGTGTCAAGGTTTATTTCACCCACTACATATAGAGCATACTATATGTAGTGGTTAGGTATTGTTTATTTACTTATCAAATTTAAACTCCATTTGTTGTTGTTTTTTTGCTTCCATAAATGCTTTATGTAATTGTTCATTCAAAAATAATTTACGATCTATTTCACGCAATTTTATTTCTGAATATAGGAACAAGCAAAAACCACCTATGATTAAAACCATGCCCGAATATAATAATATCTCAATCATATTATTTACTCGGTAGTGCTAACAGTGAATTAGGTAAATCTAATTGTATGTTAGCGGTTGCCATTTCTTTTTGCAACTCAACCAATGTTGGTTGAATGTGGCTACCTGTATAAAGTATATTCAAACACTTTTTCTTTTTATTCTCAAGTGCATGATATAATTTATGTTTTGCTCTAGCGTGGACTTCTGCCTCTTCATAACAAGCCTTTTTAATTTTCTTTGTTATGTAATCAACAGCATCTTTGTCATCATGGATATCAATATTTATTCTGCTCATATCCCATTTATTACGTTTGATTGTATTATTAAAAATCTCGGTGATCTGATCCGCGATTTTTTGTGCTTCATAACGCAAGTCATTTTCAATAGATTGTCTTTTATCTTGAAAATCCCTTAACGCTTTTTCTTTTTTTGCCATGTCTTTAATTAGACTAGGCAAGTTTTTATTTATTACTTGCGAGAACTTATCTCCAACTTCCTCAACTTTATCTTGAGCCTGTTGTGATATCTCACGCTCTACTCTATTTGACGCAATACTGAATTCATCCCTTACGAATTCTTTGTAATGGTCAACGTGGTCTTTTCTTAATGGTTGCATAACTGTATTCCTTTCATTAGTTAGTTATAAATATTCTTATAGGTTATTATAGGATAGATTAGAACATGACAAAACGTCGCAGTTTTATTTTTTTTATATGGGTGGGCCCCGCCCACATGCTCTTCTCTGGGTGCGACAATATTGTCCTTGAGTATATAGGATATTGTGCTAAAGTCTTTTTATGTTAGAAAAAAGTGAAAGTTATGGAATAGAAGACCGATCAGTTAATCCATTGATCAGAATAGCTAATACTTTAGAAGAAATTTTAAGATTAGTAAAAGCTGATCAAGAAAAAATGGAAAAGCGATTGGCTAAAGAAAAATAAAAAGTTAGGGGCGAGCAATCGCCCCTGCTGATCCCTGAACCACTAGCGATAGGAAACGTCCTATGAAAAATGCTAGCACTCTCTAGTGGTTCTGGGATCAGTGAGATTGTTATGGCTAGCCCCCTAACGGGTCTCGTTCCACTGATTACTCTATAGCTTCTAGAGTATAAAATTATGTTGCTAATGCGGTAAGCATTGTAACTCTTATCAAGCCCCAGGCGACGGCCTGGGGTTAAAAAAAGTTTTTATTTTTTAGGGTGGGTCCCGCCCACAAGCACTAACCACAGGCTACAAGCTCAGAGGGTGGGTCCCGCCCACACGCTCTTCTCTGTAATATATACCACCATCCCCAGCCGCCGTCCAAGTGTAAAGGATATTATAGGATATGTCAAGAAGTTTATTTATATTTATTTTGACCGTGGATCTTGCATCTTATGCCATAATATCCTATATTAAATAAATAAACAGAAAGGAATATATGAGTCATTTTTATGGAGTCATTTCAGACTCTGCCAGAAAAACACAGCCCACGGCTCGAGCCCATCACGGGCTCACAGTCGAGGCTCAAAGCTTCCAGGGTAAAATTGTAACTACCTTGAGCAGAGAAAAAGACGGGGACGGCCATTGGGTCAACCTCTACGAAGTTTGGCGAAAGCCTCACCAAGGATCTGGCGGCGAAAGCGTGCTGCTGGCTAAAGGTAGAATTGATCAACCTTTGATAGATGTTAGTGCGGATGGCCGTGAGTTTGTCCGAGAAACTCTTTCGGATCTTAGAGAACCTAACGACATCACAGGGGATCTTTGGAAATAAAATTTTTTGCTGCGGCTGGTCCGTTGGAAAATGATATACGGAAACCGAGATGTAGCCACGAGGTCGCAAAGCCTCTAGGAACCAGACTTCGGACGCAGCAGAAACAGAGGGCTGGTAGTATTCCACCAGCCCTCAAGCAGAAATAAAAAATAAGGGTGGGTCCCGCCCACAAGCACGCACCACAGTCCGCAAGCCGAGGCCACAGGCCACAGGTGCATGTTTCACGTGAAACGAAAAAATAAAAAGGGTGGGTCCCGCCCACAAGCTCTTCTCTCGGGCCGCGACACTTTGTCCGTTGACTTTAGTCCTATAATATGTAGGACGCTAAACCTTTTGTAGAAATTTAAAGCTTGACATCATGCCCACGGCACACGGTTCGGCATTACCGCTCACAAGATCACGGATCTTGGACCCCTCATAAAGTTTTATGTCTCTCTGACAGAGGCCCTTGGCCATGATGAAACTGTTGTGCGGATGTTTGATATGGAAGCCAATTTGGTGTGGAGAGAAGAGAATTTTTTTAGCTTTATTTAGCTTTAACTCTATAGTGAAAAAGTGACCAGAAGTATTATAAACCAATAGATCAGGAGTCCCATGTGCAGCACTATTTTCCACGCGTGTAAATGATAATTCGCAATTATTTTTAATGTTGAACGCTTTAATTTCAT